TATGGACGCTCGATCTACTATGAAGAACACCATCGATCGGCATGCAGATCAGATTAGAGCTCTTGTTGCATCCTTCAGAGATCTAGATGTCTAATCAAACTAGTTGTTTAGTAGTGTTAAGAAAAATCACACAGTGAGAAACAAGTTAATACGCTAGTTCTCCAAGCTAAATTTTGATGTAACATTAATATTAATTATGGCCTATTCAGATTTGTCTCTCGATATATCACTACAAACTAATCAGCTCCAAGCATCTCTTTACACTATATTATACAAATGTTGGGAATCCGATAAAACACCACAACGCATAATAACATTGCTCAATGATTTGTCAGAAAGGATCAAAGATCATAATTGGGATTCAAGAGATCCCTCGGAAATTGTCACCATTCCGTACACTGGTACAAATGTATACAATGATATCCAGATACTGGTTACACACCTAACACTCCTGAATGCCCAAGGTAATATTACTTATGCAGCAGTGAAATTGGAATTGGATAAAGAGCTGCCTCATATTGCAAGATCCATGATCAAACTGGATTGTGATGCATCTTTCTGGATCAATCTAGCATCCACGTTGAAGGATTACTGAAAACACCCCTCGGGATACAGGTTAACAAAAATGACTACTAAACTCATTTCACCAAATAACCCAGATCTTTTACATTGGCTGTTAGAGAATGGATCCGATGTTAGACAAGTGTTAGAAAGGAATTGGCCTAAGGAGAGTTATCGCTCGGTCTCAGACTGGTCGAGTAAGTGGTTTCCTGCGGACATCACAGGTCAGACTGATGAGTTGAGAGCAGCTTTGCGAGCCACTTATTGGAAGAGATTAATGGAAAATGCAGAGTGGTCTGTTATACAACGCCTCGTGCCATATAATAAAGTCATAACTCACGAAGACCTAGAGCTCATTTATTCAGTGACGCGAATTACCTTGTGTCTTCCTCAAACCCTCCAGAGGATGGAATGGCTCCCCTGCCATTCTGAAGGAATGGAGGCAGTGATACAACTCACACCCCTTCCTACTAGTGTCTCTGTAACAGATGATTGGTCCACTCTCCTCAAATCTACTGCAGAAGACTTAGCAGTTAAAGTACCACCAGAAGATCAAATTCCTGAATTGCTTGATGCAAGTGCCCTATCTCCAGTATCATCCCCAGTCAAGTCGTCTTCTGATGTTGTCTTTGATCCGAAGACTGAAGAGAACAAACTACTATTTGAGTTCTCAAAACATAAGGCAAAAAAGAAGAAAAAATCTGCAGGTAAGAATCGACAGCCTATCAATATTCTTCAGGAAATAGAATCTGAATTATCCAGAGAAGAGTTTGTGCAAGTAGATCCAACAGTAGAAG